GAATAAAACTTGCTTCCTTGTGCAGATGGTATTAATGCTAATTTTGGTTTTGCCATTGTTTTTAGTTTTGTATGTCTTGTATTCCTATTCTATGAATTGCATCAGCTAAACACTTAACTGCTTCAACTTCTTGTCTGTCCTCCATATTAAACTGACCTTGTATCATTTCAGTAGATGTTCCTATTGAAGATGCAGTTTGTATTGTGTTACCCCACCAAGTACTATCGTATATTTCGTTTGCCATTATTTCTTATCTTTTTTAGTTAAATACTTTTTCAATTTAACAACGTTTGCTTGTTTTGGTTTATATGTTGCTCTCATTATAGTACCCAATTTGATCCACTTACATCTTTATCTGGATAAACATCAGATTCAGTATTGCTTGTGTATTCTGGAAACTTTGAACTATCAAAACAGATATAATCAACAAACCTTCTTGTGTAATATTCAGCAAAATCTCTTTCTTTCTGTACTAAAAAATCAACCTCATCTTTGTTTACTGTTTCAGCGTTTTCAGATGTATGTTTAAAAATACCTCCAGACTTAACTCTATATGCAGCAAATGGTAAAAAATCAACCATTGCATAATGTATCAACATAGGTTGTATATAATCATTAACCAAAGTTAAATAATCTCCAGTCAAAGTATCTGCTATAATATCAGCAGAAATTCTATCATATAATTTAGTCCCTAAATAGTTTTGTATATGTATCTCTTGTGAAATCTTAATATATTGTATAAACAAATCCGTATCAGTATTCCCATCAAGAATACTATTTTTTACTAAATCTGTTCTGCTTATAAATAATGCTGTTGCCATATCTTATTATTTGTTTACGAATCCGTTATTAGGCATATCAGTTGGTCGCATTGCAACTTCTTTTGCGTTTACTTCTGGTTTAAATCCTTCTTTCTTTGCTTTATTTACACTTACTTCTGCATTTGGATTACCTACATTTGGTTTTAGTTTTGCTCCTTTTGCCATATATGTTTTACGCATCCAAAAATGATGACAATCTCCACCGCCTTTGTAAAGCCAGATATCGTAAGTATCAGCACCATTTAACCCCCAACCAGCATTAACTGCTTTTTTACTCATTTGTTGTATGTCCTCTTTTCTGTATATCTTTTTAGCAGATACCATTTTCTTGCAAAAACTTCTGCTATTATCAGATGCTTTTAAAGGTGCATATTGATACCTTACTTTAAACTGTAAACCTTCTTCGTTTTTACCATCTTGGTCGCTTTTAGCGTTTGGTCTTGCAGTTCCAGTTGTTACAAAGTTCCATATCTTTGATAGTAAACTTGGATTCTTTGAATTTAATTCTTTTATTTGTTCATCCAATTCATCTTCTGAATCATAATCAACTTTTCTTTCATCAATTAACTCCCATTCTTCCAAGTCCTCATCTTCTCCAAATTCTTCTAATGCTGAAAATGTTTTACTCATTTTAACACCAGTTTCTTCCTCCCTTGTTTCTTCGTCTTTTACATTGTCTAAATCAACAAATTGTAGAGGTTGTAATGTCTTAAAATATAGGTTTAAAGCAATATTATTGTATGCAAGTATCTTATCAAAAGCATCTGTTAAAAGTTCTTGAAAAGGAACTATAACTGTGTTATGCATTAATATAGATGCAGTTTCCAATTCATCTGCATTATTACCTAAACCACTTGAATCTTTTATACCTAATAACATAGGAGATATAATTCTATGAGATACCATCACTTTCTTTTGTGATTCATCTGATAAGAACTGATATTGATTGTGTGCATCAGATAATTGAACTGGTGTAATATCTGCTTGTGCTTCTTTATTGTCGTTAAAAGCAAGAATAAATTTACCAGCGTTTGAACTACCAGAAAACTTTTTTTGTATTTTATTTTCTATTAAAGATTGTGCTTCTTCATTTGGAACTCCATTGTTAAAATTGATTAACATTGATGGAGCAAGTCCGTTCATTATGTTGTTTAAATGATAGTTAGAAATTTCTTCTTCTAATTCAGCATATTGTAAACCACCTTGATAATCTGGTGTACTATAATAATACATTCCAGCTTTATAAGGTTTTACATATAATATCTCAATTGGTTGTGTAGATTTAGAAACACCAAATGATGGTATTCTTAAAGGTTTCTCACTTGGTTTAATATTTGCCCAATCTGGATGGTAGTAATATGCTTGTACCTCTTTATCATCTTCTGAACATTTTTCTGCTCTTAATGTTTCAACTGGTAAATGCTCAACCTTTTGAATTGTTTTTTTATCCTTTGAGTAAATAACTTGAATAGCACATTGCCCAGCTAACTTTAAATCGTATGATAATCTTCTAACAACATCTTTTTTAAATAAAGAGATCATTCTTGCATAAGATTCTGGTTTTCTTGAACTATCTGTTGCATCTAAACCTTTACCATATATCATTTGAGAAATACCATTAATAGCAGCGTTGTTTGTTGCTGAACCATTATATCTATCAATTAAAAATTGAAAGTAGTTGTTATCCGATCCAAACTCAACCCATTCTTTGTTTTTTGATTCAACAATCTCTGGGGATGTGTATGTAGATAAATTAACAAAACTAATTTTAGAATTTCCTTTAGTAGTGTTTGGTTTTCGATACTTGTTTATGTGTTTACTCATAATATTATAAAATCGTTATTACCGCTCTTTGATTTATACTGATCTTTATTTACAGTATAATGTTCGTTGTTAGATTGGTTTGTTGATTGTACTGTACAAAATATTTTATCTCTGTAAATGATTTTTTGAGTACTTGTCTGAATTACTTTTAAATCGTAAAACCTACCCTCTTTTAAATCAAAAACACTTGATAATTCTATATAATTGCCAACCTTTGTTGCAGTTGGTGTTATTGAAACAGATGTATTTGTACTATCATCTCTCAAATCCATTGAAACAGATGTAGAATATACTCTTGGTATAATCTTTATTGCTTGTGTACTTGAAGTTGGTAATAAATGTTTCATATATATATAATACTAAAACATTGTATTTTTATTTATTTAAAACAAAAAAAAAGGCAACCGATTAAGATTGCCCTTTTATAAAATTAAAATAAGTTAATTATGCGTTTGGATTTATTTTCGCACTTGAAACTTGTGCAGTAATTATTGATTCCGCAACAAAGAAAGGAGGAGCAGTTTCCATACCTTCAAAAGTTAAAGTAAATCCACTTAAATCTCCCATTGCAGCACCAGATACAATTGTACCTCCAGTAACCTCTGCACCATTATACAATCCAACAACATAGAATTTACCATTATAATCTTCAACAAAGACAATTGGTCTTTCAGAAGCTAAAATTTTGATTTCTTCTTGTGTTGCTTTATCCAATACTGGTAAAGTCAAGTTTAATGTTTGTGTATAGAACGTTGTTCCGTTCTCTCTTGAACTATTTATTGTAGTTTCTAAAGACGAGTTTCCTTTTAAATCGTATTGAAATAAATCTGGATCTCCACTTATTACAGTTAATTCTCCAGCTACAAAAGTTGTAGGTGTAAAAGAACCATAATCAGCAAAGTAAACTGCTTTCAAACCTCCAACATTATTTTTACATCCTAAATTTCTTCCAGATGATAATGATAAACAAGCCATTTGATATATGTTTTTTTAGTTATTAAAAAAGGGGTAAGCAGATCAACTACCTACCCCTTATTGTTGTTATTTATTTATTATTAAGAGTAGAAAACTACATCTTCCAATACTGCAATTTGAACTCCAGCAGTATAACGTGCGATAAATCTCACATTTTTTGACCCATCTAAATCAGCCATATCTAAAACTTTGATCTCATTATGGTCAGCAAGTAAGCCAGTTCCAAAGAATAAGTTAGATTTCAAAGTAGATACCATTGTGTCATCAGCTAATCCATTTGCAGCAACAACTTTGAATCCATCGAAATACTGAACATCAATATCTTGATTGTTTCCTAAACCATTTACTCCATTTGCTCCAACTCCGTTAGCAGAAAATCCTCCTAATGCTCTTTTGTACGCTCTAAAGATGTTTTGAGATACATAGATATATAAATCTTCGTTTCCGTATAAAGAAGAAGGTACTGCATCAGCAACTTTTCCTAATTCCGCAATAACGTTTGCAGCATCAACTGTTGTTCCAGTGATGTCTTGACCAGCTGGTAAAGTAGCAGCAGTTAATAATGTAGAAAAACCATCAAATGTTCCAGCACCAGCAGTTCCACTCCAGATGTCAGTTTCAGTTTGTGCAGCAATTTGTGCAGCCATTAATCCGATAAAGTAATCAGAAAAAGTAGCTGGTAAATTATCGTGTGCAGAATATCCCATTGAGATAGCTTCCCAATCTGATTGGAAAGGAGTCTTACACAACTCTAAATTTACTTGTAATTCTTTTGGCTCGATGATTCTTTCAGTTAAAACAACTGCTCCAGCATCAGTAAAATCACAACTTGCGTTTGCGATAGCACCAGACAAGCTAACTCTTTTTAAAACTTCTTTAAACTTTACATTTGGCTTAACCTCGATTAATCCGTTTGCGATAGTGTTACCAGATAAAAGTGCAGCAGAAACATATTTCCCAGCAAATTCTCCAGAATAAGTACTTGTAATTGATAAACTCATTTTTTTATTTGTTTAGTGTGTTAAAAATTCTATTGATTGTGTTATTTTTACCTTTTTGAGAGTAAAGGTTTAACTCTTTCTTTGCAGAAACGTTTTCTGGATTATGAGAAATACCTTCAACTTCTGGTTCAGCAGATAGTTCAACAGATACTTCTTCAACTTCTTCAACCTCTACTTTTGCAAGTTTCAATTCGTTGATTTCGTTTCTTAATTTTTCGATTTCAGAAAAGAACATTTCTTCTGTAATTGATTTTACAATCTTTTTAGGAGATGCAGTTTCAGTTGATAATTCTTCTTCTTCTACTTCTTCTGATTTAGCTTCTTCCTCAACTACTTCTTCTTCTGGTGCTTCTTCTTCTGCTCCAGCTTCTTTGATTTCAGAAATGATACCTTCTTCTTCAATAACGATAATTTTCCCATCTGCTTCATATTCTCCAACTGGTACTGCAACTCTTTCTTCATCTGCAACGACAAAGATTTCTGCACCAGCTTCAAATGCTTCCGCTTCTAAAATAGCACCATTATCAAGTTTCATTTGCTCTAACTTCACTTCGATACCGAGCAAAGTTCTAACTTTGTTTAATGTTTGATTTGTGTTCATAATTATATAATAAAATTTAAGATTAATTTTGCATTTTGGTTTTTATAATTCTTTTTTAGTTATCCAGTAGTTGGTCTTTTATAATCGTCTAATGCTTTTACAAGTTCTTTACCAGTTTGCATAAGTTTTTTTAATTCTTTTATTTCTGATACATTTGAAGAATCAACACCAAGTTCTTTTGCTGCTTTTTCAAAGTCAGATATTCGTGCTGGTGCTTCATTATTTACCCAAGTATAAATAGCATTTCTTTCTTGATTTAAACTTTGCCAAGATTTGTAAGCTTCTGATATTTTATTTTCAAATTTATCCGCTACTTTAGTTGCACTCTTTTCTATATCTTTTAAATTAGAAATAGCATCTTTAATTTGTTTTATAGAACCCAACTCAATTTTTTTAGCAGATAATTCTGTTTTTTCTTCTTTAAATAATTTGTTAAATACTTCTTTTTGTGTGTTCATATTTATTATTTTGCATTTTGGTTTTTATAATTTAAAACCTTTTGTTTTTGTAATTGCTTTTTTAAATGAATTTTCATAAAACATAACCTCTTGAACTGCTTTAGTCATATTTTTATAAACAGTAGTTTCTTTTATATCTACCCCAATAGATTTAGCTTGTTTTCCAACCCTACTTATTTCAGAATTTAACTCCGAAGAAAGGTTTAATAATTTTCTTTCTCCATCCTCTATTTTATCTCTTAAATTCATTAAATCTTTTTGAGCAAGATTTCTTGCATCTAAATAAATAGATTGTGCCTTTTGTGAAAATTCTTTAAATTCAGTAGCTAACTTAATCTTTTCAGCAGATAGTTCTGTTTTATCTTCCTTAAACAGTTTATTAAATACTTCTCTTTGTGTTTTCATTATATATATTAATTTTAGTTTTCTTCTGTTGCGTTGATACTTCCGATACCTTGCTTCCAATATTCTGGAGCATTGCAGTCTTTACCTTGATTATCTTTACACTCAATTGAGTATGTATTCTTGCACTTACAATAAACCGCCCTCATTATGATAATAGTTTTTTAAGTTCTGAAAGTTCTTCTAATTGCTTTAGTTTTCTTGATGCCCAATTAACACCAGCAGAACCACCCCAAGCATCCCACATTAAACCACCACATCCTTCTGAATAAGGTACGTCTTTATGTTGTTGATGTCTTTTAAATGATGCCATTCTCGCAATAGTATCTTTGCTTATTGGTTCTCTTTTTGCTAATTGGTTTGCTCTGTTCTTTCCAGTTGCTTCTCCGCAAGAACCCCATCCGTTTTCCTCAACCCATTTCAACGCTCTTTTAGCATTGTTTGTTGCACCTTGTGGATAGTCAGTATAAGATTCTAATTCTTGTTCTTCGTATTTTTTAGGCTTACTGTGTACCCAACCTTTTTTATTGTATTTATCGTGTTCCTCTTTATTCATTACTTTAACACTTGCACCAGTTTTTGGGTTGTACATAGTGTGAGGATATTTCATCAAATGCTCTTTTAATTCTTCATTTGGTCTTTCCATCTTATCAGCAAAATAACCCTCTATTGAGAATCCTTTTACTTTTCCAGTCTTAACATAATCATTCCAAATTTCATCATTCTCAACTTTAACAGAACCCATCCAAGTTCCAACTGGTACATCTAAACCATATAAAGCAGTTTTATCTTTTGCTTTATCTTCAACAATCCAGCTTTCAACTAATGTTAAATCTTTTAATTGTGCATCGTGTTCTAATGTTGAATTTGATTGATTACCATTCTGTAAATACATTTGAGATGCTTTTGCAACAGTCTTTTCTGAAAAAAATATATAGTATTCTTCTTCTCCGTTTCTTCTGTAAATTGGCTTCTTTGGTATTAATAAAGCACCCATTAACAAACGCTTCTCTTTACTTATTTCAGCAAGTTTTATTTCTTGGTTGTTTAACGCTATAAAGTCAGATTCAATTGCTGGATTTTCAACAACGCTAATTGCTTCAACTCCAATTGCTTCATCATCATCTAAAATAAGTTCTATTATTTTCATAATTATATAATGATTTTAAATTAATATTTTATATTTTCAACTACTTTTTTATCCT